TGATCCGGCCTAAGTACAAGAATGACTTGTCGCTACATGCTCATGAGGCTGTACACCGCAAGCAGTTCTCTCGTAATCCTCTGTTCGGCCTTGCTTACTTATTTAGTAAGGAGGCACGCAAGGGCTACGAGGTAGAGGCGTACCGTGCCCAGCTAGCCGTTAACCCAGCCTTGCTGGACAACTGCGCACGCTGGTTGTCAACTAACTACGACTTGGGAATCAGCATAGCTGAGGCCAAGGCACTACTATCATGAACTAACTATGTCTCAGCCCAACCACGAACTTTCCATAGAGCTTACCAAAGCTTCACCTACAATCACGGTAGGCGGTCTTACCCTGTTCGGGGTTGGTCTTGCAGACTGGGTTCTAATTCTAACCATCATCTATACCCTGTTGCAGCTTTTCTTTCTGCTGCGCGATAAGTGGTATAGACCCTTAAAGGACGAAAATGGCAGCAACTGAGGAAGCCCTTGGCGTACTCCACAAGGAGCTAGCCATAGCCCTTACCCAAGAAGTAAAGGGCATTGTTGTTAAGGATGATGAAGGCACCCGCGTAGTACGCTCAGCGTCTATGATCGGTGCCGCCGTTGCCTTCTTGAAGAACAACAACATTTCATGCGATCCTTCGGAGAACGCAGAGCTTGCCAACCTTGGTAAGGCTCTCGCCGCTCGTCGCAAGAACCGTGCGTCTGTCAGCCAAGCCTCGCTTGATGAGGCTGCTGAACTGTACGCTACGTCTATGGGCTCGACGCTGCAATGAGAGCGCGTTGCCTTCTTGAAGAACAACAATATCTCTTGCGACCCGTCTGAGAACGCAGAGCTTACCAATCTTAGCAAGGCTCTTGCTGCACGCCGTAAAGGTCGTGCTGCTATCAGCCAGTCAGCACTCGATGAGGCTGCTGACCAGTACGCTAACTCTGTTGGGGCGCGTCTCCAATGAGAGCACGCGAAACCCTAGACCATGCGTCGGCTAGGTGGGACAGGCTGGCGCTGGTGCAACAGCACTATGCTACCTTTGTCCCGTTCCTAGTTGATGTGATGGATGAACTGGGTTTCACTACCTCTGAAATCCAGATTGATATTGCAGGCTACATTGCGTATGGGCCACAGTACCTTATGGTGCAGGCTCAGCGCTCTCAGGCTAAGACTACTATTGCAGCAGCCTTTGCTGTGTGGTATCTACTGCATAACCCCGCTGGTCGGGTATTGATTATCTCTGCTGGCGGTAAGCAAGCATCAGATATCAGTACCCTGATTGTTCGGATTATCCTGAACATGGACGTACTTGAGTGCTTACGTCCTGATAAGTCTGCTGGCGATAGAACGTCCGTTGAGGGCTTCGATATTCACCACAGCCTGAAGGGTATCGACAAGTCTGCCTCTGTGGACTGCGTTGGCATTGATGCTAACTTGCAGGGTCGCCGTGCTGACTTGCTTATCCCTGATGATATTGAGTCATCCAAGAACTCAGCTACGCCAACACAACGGGCTAAGCTGCTGCACCTGACCAAAGACTTTACCTCGATCAATCAGAACGGGCGCATTATTTGGCTGGGTACTCCACAAACAATGGAGTCTATCTACAATAGTTTGCCGGGTCGCGGTGTTGCTGTGCGAATCTGGCCGGGTAGATACCCGACTCAAGAGCAGCGTGCCCACTATGGCAATGCGCTGTCTCCGCTATTGGCTAGCCGCATGGCTGCTGACCCATCGCTTTGTAGTGGTGGTGGTATGCTAGGCGATCAGGGTGTGCCTATCGACGGCATACTCCCCGGCCTAGATGAATCAGGCTTGCAGAAGAAAGAGCGCGATCAGGGCACCGCCTACTTCCAGTTACAGCACATGCTGAACACTGCGTTGATGGACTCGCTCAAGTTCCCCTTGAAGACCGAGCGCATGGTCGTGCTCAACAATGCTGGGTCTAACTTCCCATTGGCTGTAGTTAGGGGCATGACCTCTGACAAGCTCAAGGACTATCACTGTCATGAGTTTGGCTTTAAGATTAGCCAGCCGCACGACATCAGCAAAGAGGTAGCTAAGCTACAGCAGATCGTTGCCTACATCGACCCTGCTGGTGGTGGTGCTAATGCTGACGAAACGGCATATGCTATCGGTGGCTTCCTAAATGGCAACGTCGTTCTGCTCTCAGTGGGCGGTATTCGTGGCGGATATGAGGAAGACAAGCTGAGGCTGCTAGCTGAGAAGCTAAAGCCCTGGGCTGAGTACAGTGCTGGGCCTATGGTCGCAAAGATTGAGAAGAACATGGGCTTCGGTGCATTCCGTGCCGTGTTTACCCCAATCTTGAAGAAGGTGCTGCCAGCTTGCGGCATTGCAGATGATCTTGTGCACGGTAATAAAGAAGCACGTATCATCAACACCCTTGAGCCTGTCATAGGCCGAGGCTCACTCATAGTGACAGAGGACTGCATACGAGAGGACTTGGAAACAAGCTCAGTATATGCACCACAGTTACGACTCTCGTATAGCTTCTTCTATCAACTAGCTAAGATGACCCTCACGCGCAACGCATTGTTGCACGATGACCGGGTTGACGCAGTTGAGGGTTTGGTCAGGCACTTCACAGAAGAGCTTGCACTAGATCAGACTAAGAAGCTAGCAGCAATGGCAGCTAAGGCTCACGCCGAGGCTATATCAGACCCGTTAGGGTATCACCGCTACTTAAACTCTGCACCCCGTAGGGCTAGTATGCTCAAGCGCCGCAGGTAACTGCCGCCAAACTAAGGAAACGCTATGCGTGTTGAAACTCTCCCATCCCCCGGCCTCTTGTCTAATGGCATCCGTGTCCGTATAGAAGCAGCTAAGGCTATCTCTGCTGTTGAAATCACTGCTGGTATGTCCGGTGGCAAGACCTCTACGGCTAATGCACTCAAGACCTTCTTCGATGCCTGCTCTACTGCGGTAGCTGGCTTCGTTGACACTGTTGTGCCTACACTGGTTAGTGCAGTCATTGCTGCTGCTAACCCCAAGCGTATCGTGCTCACTTTCACTGAGGGTCTGGACGAGTTCAGCATCCCTGTGACTACAGCCTTTGTTACTGCTACGCAGGTCAAGACAGTTAGCAAGGTTACTATTGAAGAGAACCGTGTGTACCTCGACTTTGCTACCGCCTTCGTGGCTGGTGCTCTGACTGTGGCTTACACTAAGCCCGGTACTGGCTCGGTTGTTCAGGATGATGCTGGCAATGACCTCGCAACCTTCACGGCTACCGCTGTGACTAACGGTATCGCATAATCATGTTGACCTCCTTAAAGAAGAAGATCGTAGTTGGCCTGCTGGCGCTTAGTGCTAGCGGGGCAGTTGCCCTTATCGGCTATGAGGGGGTATCACTCCCCGCTTACACTGATCCAGTTGGCGTAGTTACGGTATGTGCGGGACACACCACGACGGCCAAGCTGGGTCAGGTTAAGACAATGGCTGAGTGTGAGGCACTGCTCAAGCAGGATGTTAAGCACGCTGAGGCTGCTGTTAAGCGCCTCGTTAAGGCCCCTCTTACGCAGAACCAGTTTGAGCACATTGCTTCGTAAGATCAATGCTAACGACTGCTGGGGCGCTGGCTCACAGTTTGATCGTTGGGTGTACGGTAAGGGCAAGAAGCTTCCAGGCCTCGTAGTACGCAGAGCTTCTGAGCGTAAGCACTGGGAGACTGGCTGCTCTAAAGGGAACTACAAGACATGACTAAGCTACTAGCAGGTATCATCCTCGCCTTAGTGCTACTCTCTGCCGGTCTAGGCTACACAGTGAAACGGCAGGCCGGTCAGGTCGCCGCACTGGAGGCCCACAATGAGGCCCTTGGGAAGGCCATAGATCGGGCCGCTGAGCGCATTCGGAAGGATCGGAAGGCCCTCGTAGCCAGAGAGGCTGCAAACGCCTCTCAGAGAGCTTTATTGGCTCAGGCTCAAGAAGCCCTCTCACAGGCCCTCAGAGCAAATAAAACTTGGAGTGACACCGATGTACCAACCGATGTTCAGGAAGCGATTGTGGGCCGTTCTGGTGCCCCTAATTCTGAGCCTGCCAGCCTGTAAAACACTGGAAGTGGTTAGGGAACTACCAAGCCCTGAGTTACTTAGGGATTGTCCTAGCCCAGTGCTAACGTACCGTACTAACGGTGAGCTTGCTGAGGCTGTCGTAGCATGGCGTAACGCCCTTGCTATATGCAATATTGATAAAGCTACTCTTAGGGAGTGGGCAGAGATTAAGGAGTAACTAATGAGTTCATCTAATTTGGCTGTGGGTGTTAGCGCGTTTGCTATCACGCCGCACGATACAACTAACTTTACTACACGGGCGCGTGCTGTGTATGTGGGCGTTGCTGGCGACATTACAGCAGTGTTTGCTGATGGCGCTGCTGTGCTGTTTAAATCCGTGCCACAAGGCAGCGTGCTGCCTATTGAGGTTCGTCGTATTAACGCTACCGGAACTACGGCTAGCTCCCTCGTGGGGATTGTGTAATGTTGGGCCTTAACTTAGCGCTGAGCATATGGACTGCTATACGGTCATGGTTGCCTAGCTCTTTGTTTGCAGATAACGAGCAAGGCGTCTGGTACGACCCGTCTGATTTCTCCACCATGTTTCAGGACAGCGCAGGCACTACGCCTGTTACTGCGGTAGAGCAGCCAGTGGGGTTGATGCTGGATAAGAGCCGGGGGTTGGTGCTGGGGCCGGAGTTGGTCACGAATGGCAACTTCAGCAACGGCTCCACCGGCTGGTTATTATCCAGCGGCGTAAGCATTCAAAACCAGCAGGCTGTTTTTACCAATGTCACCGGGAGTAACAATGGGGTAGTCGCTATTGGCATACTTTCTGCTCAAAAAAGATACCAAGTTACCTTCACCGTAGTTTCAATTTCCAGCGGACAAGTCTATGTTTTCTTTGCTGGCAATTTTTCCCCGTCTGTTGGCGCCCCCGGTACTTACACCTTTACATTAAACTCCGGCTCGACTACATCTAACTTTGGCGTCGTTACGCCT